CACGCTTCGGACCGCCGTGGCTGAAAAAGTCCAGAACTGGACAGAAATCCGGCTAGAGCGGGAGATCGCCACCCTAGCCCAGAACGCGGAGCCCAAGCCTCTAAACCCCCAGCTTTTGGATTTGCTCAAAGTTTGCCAGATCGGGGACACCATTTTAATAGACCAGTATTTGCTCTCTGCGACTTTTGGAATCCTCTCCAAACAGGTACGCATGATTTTCAGACTTCTTGGTATGCAGGTCCTGACCCCAAAATTTATCAATTTAGGAAAAAAGATCGTGGTACTAAAAAAAGGTGCGGTGCTTTACTCGGAGGGAAAAACAAAGGCAACTTTCGACCTTTCAGTTTTAAAAGTGGAATACGGCGTTCACCTAAAGCCTAGAAAATTCCAAGTTTTTCAATTAATTTCCGCTTTAGAATAATAATCTTTTAATATTCTCGTATAGGGGGGACAAAGACCCCACCAGCTAAAACCCCGCTGGTGGGGTTTTTCCTTTCTTTTCAAAACAATTCCTCTGGACAGGAAAAGTGAAATAAAATGTCGAAAAGTAAAAAGACAAGAATCGAAATTAAAACACTCGAATCTCTTAGCGAGATCAGTGAGCTTGGTGAGACGTTTGCGCCAACCCCCTACGCGAACCCGTACCACGACTCCTATGACGCAAAAGAAGAAAGGAGAGCGGAGCTTACCGATCTCTGGCGCACCAATGGCACCCACAATCTGAGGCACGTTGGCGTAGCTCTGAAGGGCGTAGAAGATGGAATCCGGGCGCATCAAAATGTCCACACGCCAGCTCGGTTTGGCGATCAGTTGTACACGGTCAAAGACATCGCATTAATCCTCTCTGAGGTTGATGGTGCTATGGCGGGAAATATTATGTCTGCGATGAGGGGGAACTCGCGGGCGGCGGGAATCGCGATCTATGTTTCGCTGGCGTTGCTAGAGCTTGACGGGGAGGTGGAATAAATGACGACATCGACAAAGCCCTTAACAGGTAAGCAGAGGCGCTTCGTCGATGCGTACATGGGATCGTGCGAAGGTCATGGTGTCCGCGCTGCAAGGCTTGCTGGGTACCTTGGGGATGAGGACACTTTGGCCGTCACGGCCTCTCGCCTCATAAGATCGGCTAAGATTTCCAAAGAAATTGAACAGCTTCAAGCCTCGTCACCTCTTGTAGCGACAAGAGACGAACGTCTCCAAGTCTTGACGTCGATGATGCGTGACAGCACCCTCTCCCCAAAAGATCGTCAGAGAGCTATCGAACTCCTTGGCAAAACGTTTGGCGATTATATCCAAAGAGTCGAGCTGAGTGGTCCCGATGGATCGGCTATCCAGTCTGAGAGTCGCATAGACCTGTCCTCTCTCTCCCTTGACGACCTCAAGGGGATCAAGGGGGTGTGATGTCTGATTCTTATTCAAGCTACATCGATCTAAAGAAGAAGAGCTTAGTAATTCGTGGTTCCCGCGAAGCATTTGATCGTGACGTTCAAGCCGAAATCTGCCGAAGATCCTTCCTCGATTTCGTCAAAGCTCTTCACCCCGAATGGGTTTTGCCTTGGTTCCACCTTAGACTGATCCAAGAGATCCAAGAGTGGGCTGATGCGCCGGATCCTTACGGCCTAATCCTGTCGATGCCCCCCGGTCATGCGAAATCCGCATATGCGAAGCTCGCCGTGGCATGGATGTTGGTCCGTGATCCGGATCATCATGTGGCTTACGCTTCCTATGCTCAAACCTTAGCAGAGCAGCAGGTGAGCGGGCTATTCGAGATCCTTGATGATGAGATTTTCACAAAGTATTTCGGTCAGTACCTGAATGATCGGCGCGTGGTGACAGACGCCTCTAAGGGGTCAAAGAGGACACAAGATTACGCTGAGGTGATTGGACACGATGGCTGGGTAAAAGCTGTGGGGCGCGGAGCCGGATTGACGGGATTCCGGGTGTCCTTGGGGGTGGGGGATGATCTCCTAAAAGACGCCGGAGAAGCCCGGAGCGCCTCCGTGGAGAGGGAGACAAGAGAGTGGTTCACTAGGACCCTAAGCACCCGCAAGATGGTGGGTAAGCCATTGAGATTGCTTATCTTGGCGACGAGATGGTCGGTCGGGGACCTCAGTGGATGGCTTCTCCAAGAGCAGCCGGACGACTGGAAAGAGGTTAGGTTCCCCGCCTTGAAGGAATCCCCACCATCGGAGGATGATCCCCGTGAAATCGGGGAAGCCTTATGGGATCCCGTGGCAACCTATGCGGATCTTGTCAAGCTAAAAGCCCTTGATCCTGAAGGTTTTCAAGCACTTTACCAACAAAGTCCCGTCGCGGAAGGTGGCAATTTATTCCGCGCGGACTGGTTGCAACGCCGTTGGACCACCCTACCCGACCGCGAAGGGCTCTGGATTCAGTCGTGGGATTTAAGAGGTGGTGGCGCGAACAACAAAGGCAGCTGGGCTGTCGGGCAGCTCTGGATGCGCCCTTCAGGATCTAGTGATCTGTATCTTGTAGATCAAGTGCGGGGACGTTGGTCTCCTGACGAGACTTATGAGGTCATGCGCAAGCAAAATCAAGAAGAAGACCTCTGGGCTCAAGCTAGCGCTAAAATCGTCGAGAAGAAGGCTGATGGTGTGGGCGCGCTAAGTCTTTTATCGCGGGAGATCGCGGGACTTATCGGGGTGAACCCTACCTCGGACAAGGAGACACGCGCTCGGTCTGCCACGCCCTATTTTGCCGCCAGTAATGTGATCTTACCTGCCGAAGCCCACTGGTTATCCGATTTTATTGGCGAGCTTCTCAGCTTTCCCGCCAGTCAAAACGACGATCAAGTTGACGCGACGAGTCAAGCTCTTGATTATTTTGCGAAGCACCCGAGCAGTGGCCCGGCCAGACTGGTCCAAAGGAATTCTTTATCGTCAAGGCTAAACAAGTTTTAATACTTTCGTTTAAATATCTGGAATAAATTAAGAACGAGGTCCCCATGCCGCTCGAAGCAAAAAGAATTTTCCAAATCCTCCCCTCGGAGGATTATTCCGCCACCCCCGAGCCCCAGAAAATTGACATGCCCAACCTCACCGAGGGGGAGGATCTCCGTCTAGGGGAAGTCGAAGGAAGTGCGGGAATCGCGGGATACTCGAATGGGGCTCAAGGTGGTTTAGCGACAAATCGCGATTTAAATCCGACCTATCGCCCCGCTCTTGCACGTGGAAGCTATCGAAATCATGGACTTTTTCACCAAGGTTATCTTGAATCGGCTAGCTATCAGAGAGCGGTAAGGAATATCGTCGAAGGTCTTACGACCGGGTTTTGGAGCGTCGAGCCCTTTGACGATTCTGACGAGTCAAAACAGATTGCCTCTAAATGTGAGTCAATTCTTTTCGGGTTGGACGGGGGGTGGGAACGGCACGTCGAAGAGGCCCTTTATTTTTTAATCAGTGGATTCTCGACTTTTCTTAAAATTACCGATGGGATCGGGCAAATAAAAGGCCTATCTTTTAGATTCAGTCACACAGTTTCGGGCTGGGTTACGGACGAAAATCAATCAGAATTAATCGGAATAAAATTCACACAGCCCGAATCCGGGGGCGATTATCTGGTCCCCGCGTCCGAGCTGCTTTTGTATCAACTTGGCGCATTGGGTAACGACTTCGAAGGGTTAAGCCCGATGCGCTCCGTTTACAGCTTTATACAGGCGCACCAATTATTTTCACGACTTGAGGCCTTAGCCGCCGAGAAATTCGGTGGTCCGATCGCTTGGGTGAGTCGGGATAAGGATGCCCCCGCCGATTCTGCCGATGATGCGCAACTCATTGATATGCTTGACAATATGGTTGCGGCAGACAATCCGATCTTACTTCTCCAAGGTGGGTACAGCGTCAACATTTCGTCACCCCAAGGGCAGATGCCCGACTTTGACGCACCAAAAAGATATTGTGACGAACAAGTTTCAAGAATTCTCCAAGCCGATGGCGCACTTCTGGGTTCGGGATCGGTGGGATCTTATGCACTTGCAGCGGTCAAAGACGATGTTCAGCTTAGGTCTTTAAGCTACTACGCGTCCCTCATCTGCCGCGTCGTCAATGGGGAGGGTTCGAGGGCTTATACGGGTCTTATCAGGCACATTGTTGACGTTTTGACGGGTCATAGCCTCACATGGAGGGGCAGGTATCCACGACTGAGGTGGTCCCTATCTCCTCAACAAGATGATGGACTCAATCTCGATCAGATCGTCCAAGCGCATCAGGCGGGATTTCTTGATCTCGACGAAGACGATAAAGCTCTTATTCGGGCGAAGTTGGGATTGCCCCCGCGCTCGAAGATTATTTGATAAAAATGGAATAGATCGCAATAATCTGTTTATATCTTCGTTATAGTAGCAAGAGGTGATTTGAATGAACTCGTGGGTTTTCGCTCTACCAGTAGACCAAGAAATTTGGGCTTGGGATGAATCCAAAAAGGATTACACCAAGCGCATCATCTCGTCAAAACAAGCTAAGGCAATCGTTTTAGAGACTCGAAGAGCCTTAGACTATTGGAAATCGATAACCCCCACAGGTTCCACACCTTATCGCCCTCCCGTCTTGCGTGAGCATGAGCGCACTGGAACCCGTTTCGGTTCGGTTCTTGACGCAAAAGTCAAGGGGTTCGGAAAGAAGAGGGGGATCTATTTGCATGTGGACTGGTTATCAGCAACTTATGCAGATATCGAAGAATTTAAAAGTCAACATGTCTCAATTGGGATTTCGGGATCATATCGAGACGGGACGGGCGAACAATTCAGTGCGTTCGTCGATGAGCTTTCATTAACCGAGCATCCCCGCCTTCGCGGGATTGGTTCAATTCAAGACACCTTGTCGCTGCGTTTAAGTGACGCGATTCAATCTAAGGAGAAGATAATGAGCGAAGACGAGATCATGGCTTTGGTAGAGCAGTTTCAGGCGCAGGTTGCAGAGCTTGCTGCACAAATTCAATCACTTACGGAGCAGTTCGCGGCTATGAAGCCAGTCGAGATTGAGGCTTCCGATTCCGATAAGGATGATGAGGATGATCTTGAGGCTTCGGATGAGGACAAGGAGAAGAAGGAAGACGAGATGGCTGCACGTTTGGCAGACAAGATCCATAAAAATCTCTTGTCTCTACGTCTTGGAGATCGCCCCACACCCCCTGCCCCATCCGGCGTTCGCAAGCCAGTCACCACCGAGGATAAGCTCGCGGCCGCTAAGGCTAGTGGTTTGACAGGTCGCGCTGCGATCGAAAAAGCTCTCAAGTGATCTCGTTTCTTTAAGTCAATTCAAAACATTCCATAGGAGAAAATAAATGTCCAATGTTATTTCAAACGTCACTGTTGGTGCCACGGCGGTCCGAAAGGGACAGATCGTCAAGCTTGTGGGGGGTTTAGTTGTCCCTTGTACCGTGCTAGGGGAGGCGTACTACGGCGTTTCTGAGCTGGATTGCGCACCCGGAACCCTAGGTTCTGTATGTGTTTTTGGCGAAACTGAAGTGGAAACCGCCGCTGTTCTGATCGCGGGTTCCGTTGTGCGCACCGACGCGGCTGGGCGTGCAGTCGCCACCGCAGCTGCTTCTCAGAGTGTTGGTCTTTTGCTCGAAGCTGGATCCGCAATTATCGGATCTGCCGCAGCTTATGCGCGGGTCGTGGTGCGCGGTCATTCAGTTATTTCGTGAAGTTTTTAAACTAATTTCCCCCTAAGGAGGAATAAAATGGGTAGTTTTAACGCGGGGCTTCTGGCTCCAGCTCTGATCTCCGAGTTTCTGAACGATTCCGTACACTTGGCCGACTTCGAGCTATTCGCTTGCGGGCGGATCTTCCCAAAAATCTACGTGGAAAAGATCCTAGCTACAAGAGAGATCGAGACGTACGAGTCGATGCTTTTGAATGCTTCGGGACAGCGCTCCTCTCGTGTGAATCCGGGCGACCCGACGCCCATGGGATCTTCGGAAATGACCTCGATGACATTTCGCCTCAACGAAAATCGGTTTGCCTTCCCAATGGCGCAGACAATTTTCTCCTCGTCAAGCGCAATGACATCTTACCTTGAGGAGAAACTTCGCACAAAGTCCGGGTTGCAAGTCAAACTCGATGTCGAGTCCGAGTTTCTCCTGATCGCTCGAAATCAGGGGACCGTGGCGAATTTTCAGGGCGTCACAAATTTTGCGCTCACGAACAACCAGAGGTGGGACAACTACGCGGACCCCGCGCACAATCCCCTTCGCCAACTTTCTGACCACATGGTTCTGACGGGCGCGAACAATCTCTTCCTCGGACGTGACGTTGCACAAGCTCTCAAGTTCTCACCCTTCTTCACGGGTGCAGCTGCGGGATCGGGCGTCACAGGACTGTCGGACGGCGAGCTTCTGACGAAGTTGTACGGGATCGGGTTCGCAAATGTGCACATTGCGGGCAGAGATCTTGTGAACTCGCGCGCCTTTAGGCTCCCCGCATCGACGGGGACCCTCCACTCCCGGATCGCGGTCATGTGGGCCGACGATGCGATCACGGAGTATATCTTGGAGGGTGAGGAGTTTTATTATGACGTTTATGACGACAGGGATGCAAAAGTCACGAAATTGCGTGCGCAGCAATCTTCGACTCTGAGAATCCCTTACGCTCAGGCGGTCGGGACTTTCACGAACATCCTCGCCTGATTAACCAACGATCCCCACGACTTAGGTCGTGAGGGGTCTACAAGATGGGATCTCGCTCACCTGTCCGGGCGAGATCCCCTAGACCCTCCGCCGCCCAAGAGCGGCGGGGGGTTTTTCTTTTAAAATCTCTTGTCAAGAGGAATAAAAATGCCCTTACACACTTTTGGGGTCAGCTGTCAAGATGTTCTTGACTCGCTTCCTACGGATACTGTCAATGTCTCCTCAAATTCGAGGGGCCTAAATACCCAGCAAATTGAAGGGTTTATCAGTAGAGCCTCTGGACAAGTCGCGGCGATCCTGACGAGACATGGGATCGCTCCTGAAAGTCTAGGTGATGACGAAGTTGAGTTGGTGCGCGACGCGATCATCTCTTATTCGGGGGGTTACAGCCTTGAAAGATTGGGTGCTAGTCAGGATCAGATCACTCGTCGGTTTGACGAATGGAAAAGAATAACCGAGGATCTTAAATCTACCCCTCAAAATCTTGGAGAGGCACAAAATGCCCAAAGTGCTAGGCAAGTCCGTTCAAACCTTAGTCCCGATAATCCCTCAAAAAGAGCTTGGAACAGCCGCAACTACAGTGGATGGTGAAATGAAGAATTACGCATGGTTGTCTTATGGCGAAATCATGATCGGGGGGCGGGTTTACAGACACGGAGAGGTTGTGCAGCTTGAGGAGGACGATCCCGCCGCCCCTCACCTGATCTGTCTAGACCCCGAACCTGATCTGATCGCGCCACCTGAGCCCGCAGAGTGACCGCCCTTGGGGCGTTGATCACGAAATTCAAGAAAATCCAAAGAATAAATCTTTCGGAGTGTCTAGAACCCGTGCAAGAAGTCCTATTGGACGCGGCTCGCGAAGCTTTCAGGACGGGGGGCCGTTCCAATGGCGAGGCTTGGGCGGGTTATGGGGGGGAGCCAAAATATGCGGCGTACAAAAAGGCACTGGGGGCGAGCCCCCAACCCCTCAGGTGGGTTCCGGGGAGTATGGAGAGGCTTTACCCCTCCCTAACAAACCCGCGTGATTCCAACCACTTATGGCGTTTGTCGGGCGGTAAGGCGACTTTTGGTAGCACTTTACCGTATATCGCCAAGATAGAGTCTGGAGGGGTTAATCAGTTTGGTGAGCGCTTCCCCGGACGAAAGATTCTCCCTATTAATCAATCACTTAGGGACGAAGTCGTGAAAAGCGTGAAGTTCAACTTTTACCGTGCTATCAGCCGAACTTCGCAATTATCCGTGGAGAATAAATAATGCCCTTGATCCCAAAGAGTGTAGCTAACAGACGTGCTATGGAGCGCTTGATCTCCGTCCTCCGCTTGGAGCTGGGTAATGAAGTTGCCATCCTCAACGACACGGGCAATCAAATCCATGTTCCAAATCCCCAAGCATTTCACATGCTTGCGACAGAGGAGGACATCTCGAAGATCTTGCAAGGGTGGGGATCGGGGTGCTTTGTCTACCCTTCAGGCCCCACTGTTTCTCAAGATATGCGCACGGGGAATGGAAACGTGCGGGGTAGTCTTGATGTCTCAAGCTATCGGATCGTTATCCTTTTCAAGAGTCCCGCTGGATATTCGGATGTCGTTTTCGAAGGAATAAATCTAGCCAGAACTGAAGTGATCAGCCGGATGGCGGACATTCTCCGAGGGGGTGTCATAGAGGTGCTGTACAAGCATTCAGTAAATCAAACCCATATCCATGAGATAAAGGTCACTTCGGACTTGTCGGATATCGTCATCTTGAACAACAGCGATCTCACAGGGCGAGCCGTGATTGAAGTCGAGATCCTTCAAGATGTTTCGCTCCCGATGTCGAGTTTTTCGATCGCTTAAAGATAATCTGTTTATAAGCTCCTTCTAGTAGTGATCTTTAAAATCTATTCCCCCAATCAGGAGAAAATAAATGTCATTAATTTCAGGCGATCGTAAGATCGCACGAGTCCAGTCAGAAGTGACCTACGGCGTAGACCCAATCGCTCCCGGCCCCCCAACAGTTTTTCAAGCCTTTCGCGCCATCGATATCGTTCCTCAGCAGATCATGATCGAATCGCCACGCGCAACTTTTTCAGCGTCAGGGGAACGTCACTGCGTGATAAATAGTCACAATGATTTGACATGGGAAATGCCCATGAGCGGGAGGCTCGTAGGGGCTGGGACGCCCCCCGCTTGGGACGCGTGGATCATGGCGTCGGGTTTTAGGAAGACGGTCGTTGCGGCCACAAGTGTCGCGTATCGTCCCAATACCGTTGGGGATATGGCCGACACTCCGAGCGCAACCTGTTGGATTTACGCGCTTTCTCTTGAAAACAATCAAGCTTACCTTCAAAGGGCGTCAGGTTATCGTGGAAATTTATCCATTAATATGACGATTGGCGAGGAAGCGGTAATCAGTGGATCGGGCATCGCGATTTATTCCCCCCGCCCCGTATCTACGATCACGAAGCCTTCCGCCCCCAGCAGTTACGAAGGCGCGATATGCGCGCTCGTGACAAATTTGGTGGTTACCATCGGTGCTGTGTCGTATCCCGTTGAATCTATTGAGATTTCAAGCGGTTGGACGGTCACGGAGATCCGCACGGGTTCTGCTACGGCGGGGACTTTGACACGCGCCCTTCTCACACGAGGGATGAGCGGTGGTCGTATGTCGGGTAGCTTGAAGTTAGTAGACGGTTTAACCGCTCTCCAAGCCTGTATCACGGCGATGCAAAGCGGGGCGACCTTAGCTCTAAGCGCCACTCTAACAGATGGTGTTCGCACAACGACGATCACGGCCCCCGCGCTCCAGTTTGGTGCGATCTCTTCGAGCGCAGAGGGTGTCGTCAAGCATGACGTACCCTTCTTTCTGACACGCGGGACGGTTGGGGACGATGAAATCGTCATAACCCTGACGTGATTCTAGGTTTCTAGGTTGACAAACAAATCCCCCCCAAAAAGGGGGGCACTGGACAGGTGCAAATATTATGGCAAGATTTTATCGCAAGAACAAGCCCACGAACTCCTCAGAGCTTTTTATTGACGGGCAAGGTTTTGAGGTTAGGGTAAAAAAACTGAACGTTATCGGGATCTTAGACCTTTCTTCTCTCTTATTAGAGATGCGATCTTCGAATCAGTCGCTGGACGTGACAGTGTACCGCCGTGCGCTAGAGGCCGTGTCGGAGCTAATCGTGGATATTGCGGGGCTTGTCGACGACGAAGAAAAACCTTTAACGTGGGCGGACTTGAGCGAGGCAGATAGGCTGGACCTCCTGAGCGAGGTCTCGTTAGATTCAATCACGAACCTTCTTCACCAGCTCGTGGATCACGACCGTCTCTCCGCCCCCGAA